CTGACGGGGTTTTGCAACCACCCAGTGTGGCTTAGTATCAGGTCGCTTCCCAGGTATAAACTGGGCGAATGGGTATTGTTCGCGTTCACATAATATTCCCTTTGATAGCTAATGGTCCCCGCAACTATATATGCGTGGGTGTTTGGTGGGATAGCCTTCACTTCCACCTTGTTACCAATGATGGCCCGCAGGTCAGCACCTTCCTGGTTAAACGGGCAAGTTGCCGACAGGTCAAGGGTGGTTCCTTTTCTATACCTCCCGGCGACCATAACAGGAGTAAATACATTTTGATAGCCTGACGCGCCGTCAGCAGGTCGCACTAGCACAGACCCATGACCCTGAAAGGTGACGAGATCGTCAACCCAGTTGTAAGTTGGTTGCAATTGGTCAGACTTGTCAGTAAGCGAAACCTTTACTGATCCAGATATATTATTTTGTTTGTGGTTCGACTGTTCATATACGGCTATTCCTGGTTTTATGGTTTTCTTTAGCGTAGCGATAACATCGTGTGCATAATAACCCTCGGGGATATTTATAACAAAAGTGTCATTATTTTTTTGTTCTCCTTTGATCACCGTAATACTGGTTCCCATCTATTGCACCCCCTATTGTTCGTACTCAATAAAGATCGTAAAGGTTAAGTTTTTCGGAGTGCCCAATACCGCAGTGACCACCAACTGTAGCATATCATTGTCAGCCAGCGTAACATCAACGGGATCGGTTTCTGTCGCGGTCGGTGTTATAGACATGCCTGTAAACCCTGCTATATTCACGCCGTTTTTTTGCAGCTTAGCGGTCACAGACGTGCCAGAGTTAATGCGATATCTTGCTTTAACCAGCCTTGCTGACTGGCCAGTCAGCAGCGACACAAAGAATGGCATTATAAAATCCGCATCAGCAACAGGTACTTTTATTTCCCCAGGTATTGCGTAGGTGTGCGGGATTCGATAAACGTGAGTATGCGCGGTCAAGGCATATTGGCTGTGCTCATGATCCACTGCTGCATATGGGTGAGCATGGGTCTTCTGCGCATATCTGTCGTCATGGTTATGGCTGGTCGGCGAATAATCGTGACCGTGTCCCAGCTGGGAATACTTATTATCATGGTCGTGGATCGCTGCTGCCGCTCCAGCTTGCGTATAGGTGACTTCGTGCGGATTGCTTTTGTTGGCAAAGTGGACACTGGCTGCATCCATAGCCGCCCGGCCACTTGCTCCCGGCAGCTCTCCCCGCAGGTCAACCGTGGTTATATCTCCCAACGTTACCCCGGTAGATATCTTCCAGATCGGCACTGCTCCGGCGATAACGGCCCCAGTGGTGTTGTGCGTAAAGCTGCCGTTGTCGCGGATAAAAATATGATAATTTGTGCCGGTGGCAGGGCTGTTTATCTCATAAATGGCTTCGTCTTTGCTGATATATTGATCTAAAAAAGACACCCGACCACCGCTAAAGGAAAGGGTTATTTTGTTGCTCACACTGTCATAAACAGCCGATTTTAAGTTAAAAGCACCTAGCAAATCTTCAAGTATTTTTTTCAAACACTCGTAAGTCCGGTTAAAAAACCAGTTAAAGTAATCAGCCGGCGGCCGTTCTTCGACCTCCCAGCCTGTGTCTTTTTTAGACTGCGGTGGTTCTGTGCCCTGTGCGTTCCAAACTGGTAATTCTGGCATTTTATCACCTCGCTAAAATGGTAGTAACTCCCCGGAAGTCTTATCAAAGTAGGCCCCGAAGTATCCTCCGGTTGTACCCTCTATATCGCCGAATCCTTTGTCGCCGTCCATTTCGCTAGTGGTCGGCTGGCTGCTAAACTGGAACGTGCCCAAAAACAGGGTTGAGATACCAACCCCACCAGCGGCAACGCTATCCGCAAGCTGGCCAAATTGGTCCAATGATAGCCCGGTCCTGTTCAAAGCTCCTGGCGGCACTGTCACGGTCATAGCGGCCGGCTCATCCGGCCACATTTCATTGATTTTGACTTCGCTCTTGTCGATCTGAAACAAAAAGCTAAAAATGCTGATTAGCGTGTTGATGCCCCCGTCAGATAGGTTGCGCATCACCTTGACCTTAATCATTATCCGGTATAGGTCATCATCCAACACTCCCCGATGCTGCCTGAAATTACTGCCGATCTTGTCCAGCGTGCGCCCCGTGGCATTATCCAGGTCACGGAAGATTCGTATCTTTTCCATGGCCGCGTTGATCTGATGCTGCTCGTCGCTTATAATTTTGAACAGTTTGCCAGTGTTGCCGTATTCGTCCTTGCTGTAAGCATCAGTTAGACGCTTGAGCATGTCCAGATGTATATTACGCATACACAACCGCCACCCTCACGTGATCTGTTTTAGCAACCTGACTGTAACTTATTGGGACATTGGCCGGGCTAAAAACAGCCCCGTCCGTGGACAATTCCACCGACACATCCGCAACGCCCTGGATATTAAAAGCCGCCTCGATACATTTTGCATGCACCACCGTGCGGCCCATGCCTATTCCAGAATACTCCACCATACCAGCATCGGTCCCGCCGATATATTTTATAATTTCGGTCCGCACCAGATTGTCACCGTTGACCGGGAAGTAGGCGTTTGTGGTCAGCGTCACCAAAACCCACACATAAACTGGCTCCGCTGGTGTATAGCCAATGGTGTGCATTGTCCCGGCGTCGTCTTGCACATCTAACTCCATACTGCCAGCCGCCCGGATGCCCCCTGCCTTGGTCTGCAGGATCAGCTTGGTCACCAAGGACGGATCACCACCATCAACATAGGCGCTTATACTCTTAGGTGGCCTGCCGTCTGCATCCTCCAGCATGGTGTCGTTCTCGATTACCAGGGCTGTCTTGACTCCCTCCAACTGTAGCAACGCCGCCCTGACGCTGTCCACCGTAGATGCTCCACCTAAGGATAAAGAGCTATCGTATCTATCCCTTAATTCGTAGTCCAGTTCCTCCGCTTTGCCGCCTTTTACGGCACTAGGATTATTTACCGATGTTACCCCGGTGACAGGGTTGACTATTTCGGCGATGGTGTTAGCCGGGACATTACCCCCAATGCCGGGCAATACGGCCTGTATAACCGCATCGGCGGCACCGCTGGGCTGGATGGTGACGGTCTCGACAACTTCAAATGCTGTTCCTTCTTTAGTCCTCACTAAAAAACCAGCCGGAACAACTGTTCCCGATGTGCCGGTGACAGCGATCCACGCTGGTGTCATTTCGTCGTTGGCGAAACGTGCTTTCTCCGCTGGCTTGCGAGTCATACCGATAAACTTACTAACACCGTCTAAACTTACGCCTTCGGCATCGTCCTTGTAGCCGCTATAGTAAACCTCCTCGGCCAGTTCCCAGCTCTTAGCCTGTTCCCAGGCTACGCTTTTCAGGAAAAGGCCCAAAGGGCTTCGTTCAGTTAAATTTACATCGTCACCATATAAAACCCTGGCACGGGCCTCCATATCGGCAATAATATCCTCGTATCGCTTGCGCTTAAAGCCCTGAGGTGTAATGCCAAACGTGGTCATATGGTCAATTCACCTCCTACTTCCTCACCGTCCATACGCAGCTTAAAGCTAATTTCAAGGTGCCGGTGTACCCGGTCAAGGCTTATCTGCAGATCCATTACCTCGCTTATCCGTGGTTCCTGCCGCAAGCATTTTAACACCTCGGCCCGTATCAGCTCGTCACCGGGTGCCTTGACCTGGATTTTGTCATAGGCAAAGCCGTGTAAGGTATTCAAGAACCACTCCCCGGCCCGAGTCCCTAGCAGCAGCCTAACGGCCTGCACCTTCTCGTCTTCGCCCTCTATCATCATGACATTGTTGTGATGGTCAAAATCCAGATCACCGGTAGCCTGGTTAAGGTAAAAACTCATCACGACGCAAACACCTTCTTGCTAGGCGCAGGGCTCGCAGAAGTGGGGGCGCTTACGCTTGGGTGAGTATGGCTATCAAGCCAGCTTTTTAAGCTGTCACCCAGCGGCACACCTTCCGCAGCGACTGCACTGCCAAGATAAATATTGCCATCTGTTTCTGCTATAATATCGGAGTTTTCCTTAATTATAATCCTTGCGCTGAAATCCTCCTTGGCTATTACCAGGTCGGTGGGATACTCGCTGGGGAGCTTCTCCACAAAAGGCAGCAGCCCGGCAATCACAATGGCATCGTCCAAAGCGTGTTTCCTAACGTGGCCCGGATCCGCCTCTTCACCCGTGTTGATGACGGCATCAAGCGCCCGATCGCTAAACAAAAGCAGGACCATGTCATCTTTTTTAAGCGGTGGTCTAATGATAAAGCCCCCAGCTCGCAAAAACGCTACAGGGACCTCAACAATCTTCGGCATGGTCATAGCGCCAACGCCCTTAAACTTCTTTTTAAACAACGGCACAACTTCCGCTTTCATGGTTTCCGGGTCAAATGTCTCAATCCTAGCCGGCATACAGGTGTGTAGATTGTAAAGTATTTCGTCAATAAACCCATCCAAAAATTTAACATCATCACTCACGCCGGCACCACCTCCATCTCTGTTACCCAATCGCTGCCGCCTATGTGTTTGCCCTTGACCACCCTAAACCACCCGTTAGCCGTGCGGCTTTGTATCGTTACATAGCTGTCCGCATGTATTCTGTGGTTCAGCAGGGAGCGCACCAAATAGCCGTCCTGGCCTTCCTCCTGTTCCTGCTTCTGCGGTGATTCCAGCAGCCCGGTGTCGGCACTTAGCACAAACCCGGTAGCTATTCCTTGCGGGTAGGGGCTGATATAAACGATGTTGTTCGCTATGTGGAACTTGGCCCCGCAGTCGTTGCACAGCTCCCTTAGCCCGATTTCCACTTTTGTACTAATGGTCCGGCCATTTATATATACCTTATCCTCGGGCAGGTCCATGCTGCCCACTTCCAGCCCCAGTATGCCCAGCATATCGGCCACAATGGCGCTGGCCGGTGTTCCTGGCCCGTATGCTTTGTTGATTATCTTGTTGCGCCACTCGGGAGAAGCATCGCCCAGCTGCAGCTTCAGCACCTTGTCGACCTGTTGCCATTCTGTGCTAATTTTCTCCACCGTGCCGATAAATACGGTGCCGGTATCTCCCCGGTAGCCTGCGCTTATGGTGATGCCGCTGCCCTTAGCGATGCTACTTATCGTATCGCTCGACAAGTTGTAGATCGCCACTTCTCCCTGGTTCGGCTGGTCATCAGTGTCAAAAGGTAGGTCAAACTCCAGGGTGTATGTGGGATATTCCAGCGACTTGCCGCCCACATTCACCTTGGCTGACCGCATCCAGAATTCGCTTAGCTTCATTGTGCTTCACCTTCCGATAGGATCCAGCAATGCACCGATTCGCCTAGGGTATCCCAGCCTACCCGGGCTGATTTCCCGGCGAAGTCCCACGGGATGATTCGGGCATTCGGAAAATCCATGTTGCGATAAACGCCGAACAACTGCCTGCCGTAAACTATTTTTTCACCGCAGCGCAAAAGCCTGCTCCCCCGATAGAGGTCGACGGTAAAGTAATCCCCTTCAGAGTTGTAATGCACCTCAAAAGTGTAAGTTGTGTCATGTATCTTGATGTTAAACCGGTATGGGATGGCATCTTTGTTTATCGGCAAATATTTTATATCGGCCATGCCCTAACCCCCTAACTGTGCTGCAGCGGCATCGTCTACGGGCTTCACCACCGGCTGCTGCGTGCCCTTATTCTCCACCGGCTTCGCCTGTGCAGCAGTCGCCTTGTCCTCCGCAACTGCCGGGAT